CCACTGCACAGCAAACCGCTCTTGATCTTAAATCAAACCTTGCTTCCCCAACTTTCACGGGCACTGTAGTTTTACCTAACTCTACAGTCACGGCTACGATGATTGCATCAGATGCTGTAACGCAAGCAAAGATCGCTGACAGGGCTGTTGGTTCTGCCGAACTTACAAACTTAACTTTAAATGCCCAAACTGGAACTACATACACCTTGGCGCTTACGGATGCACAAAAATTAGTCACATTAAATAATGCGTCTGCAATTTCTTTAACCGTGCCTACAAATGCAACTGCTGCTTTTACTATTGGTGATCAAGTTAACTTATTGCAGTTAGGTGCTGGGCAGGTAACAGTGTCTGGCGCTGGCGTTACTTTCCGTTCTGAAGGCTCAAAACTTAAATTAAAAGCCCAATACGCAATAGCCACTCTTATCAAAGTTGGAACAGATGAATGGGTTGTTGTCGGAAACTTGGCGGCGTAATGCAAGTATTAGCAAATGTTGCTGCAAGTGCATTTGAATCCACAGGTGGAACAATAACCGCCTACTCAACGTACCGTGTGCATTCTTTTACGGCGTCTGGAACTTTTACAATATCTGAAACAAAGACTGTGGACATGCTCGTAATCGGCGCAGGTGGAGGTCGTGGGGGTCAAGACGGTGGAAATAACTATGGAAGCGGTGGAGGCGGTGCGGGAGCGATGAACGAGGTAACCTCCTACTCGTTGGCGGCAGGAACATACGCCGTAACAGTTGGCGGTGGCGGCAACGGCTCACTATCAGACGGAAGTCCCAGCAGTTTTGGTTCTTTGTACTCAGCGCAAGGTGGTGGTGGAGGTGGTTATCCTAACGGTTTTGCATCCACAGGCGGCAGAACTGGTGGTTCGGGTGGTGGCGGAGGAAGCCGTGGCGGTGGTGGAACTGACCCTGGTGGTGGCGCTTCTGGCCCAAACACCAATGTTGGCGGTTATGGTGTCCATAGCCCAGGACAGTACCACGCAGGCGGTGGCGGAGGTGGAGCAGGTGGCGCAGGCAGTGACGCAGGACAAACAGGTGGTGCTGGTCGTGCAAACTCTATTCGCACTGGTTCTTCAGTTACTTACTGTGTTGGTGGTTATGGAAAGTACAATAATAGTGATGGTGGTCCAGATCCAGCAGCAAATAGCGGAAGTGGCGCATCTGGAACAGCAGCACCAAGCCGTGGTGCGGATGGTATTGTAGTTATACGTTTAATCCCAACGTGACCCTAATTGGAGATGACCAATGACAACTAGACGAATACTGATTCGTAGGGACACGGCGGCGGCTTGGACTGCGGCTAACCCTACCCTTGCGTCTGGCGAACTGGGCGGAGAAACCGATACAGGAAAACTCAAACTTGGAAATGGCTCAACCGCATGGAACAGCCTCGCCTACCAAGGTGGCGTTACCTCAGTTAACGGCAATACGGGTGTAGTGACTGGTCTTGCTCCGACTGCTAGCCCAACTTTCACTGGAACAGTTGTTTTGCCCGCAACAACATCTATTGGAACAATCACCAATACTGAGTTGTCGTATGTAGACGGAGTCACTTCTGCTATCCAAACTCAATTAGATACCAAAGCCCCTACAAGCAATGCTTCATTTACGGGAACTTTTAGCGCCCCAGCAGGAACCATTACTAGCACTATGCTTGCTGATGGTACTATCGTCAACGCAGACATTGATGCTTCGGCTGCTATTGCAACAACAAAAATCACTGGCTGGGAAAATGACCAAGTTGTTTTGAACAACAGAATATTTAATTAGGAGACATCATGGCAACATTTAGCAAAACAATTCTTAGCGGTTCAACAGATGGTAAAGGTGTTCTTGTAGCGGCAACTGCTACAGCAGGAACATTGGTTCATACTGGTTCTGCAACTGCGGCAACCTTGCATGAGGTTTGGCTGTATGCAGTTAACACTTCGGCTTCAGATGTTAAGTTGACAATTGAATGGGGCGAGGCTACTGCACCTAACGGTAATATTGAGTACACGGTTAAGGCTGAAAACGGTTTGTATCTAATCGTTCCAGGTCTACTGCTGAAAGGCAATGCGTCAGCACTTACAGTAAAGGCTTTTGCCGCAACAACAAACGTAATCGTTGTTCACGGATACGTCAACGTAATCGCCTAGGTCTTAAATACATGGGCCTAATTAATAACTTTATGAGCGGTGGACGCTCTATTTCTGCTGGGTCACTAAATCCACGAGCCAATCGTGGTTCCACAAATCAGGCTGATGGGTATTGGCGTGGTGGTCTTTCTGGTTTTGCCGCAGTGGGAGCAACTGGTAGTTATGCATTGTCAACACTAGGTGGTTTCAAGTATTTGACCTTCACGGCTGGTGGAACAATGAACGTCACCGATGGTGGGACTGCTGATGTCTTGGTGGTAGCGGGAGGTGCCGCTGGAGGATATGGTGGCGCAGGCGGTGGTGGTGGTGGCGGTGTGCGAGTTTCTGCTGGAACAATTTTGACAACACTTACTTTTAATTCTGGAGTAAGCACAATAACAATTGGTAACGGTGGCAGTTCTGGGGCAGACGGTTCATCGGGTTATGGCGGCAGTGGAGGCACATCAAGCATTACACATGCTGCGGGGACTTTCTCAGCAACGGGTGGCGGTGGAGGCGGTACTGGTGGTGCTAGTTCTGGTGGTTCTGGTGGCGGTGGAATAGGTTCCTATGGATCAGGAAACGCTGGTGGATATACACCAGCGGAAGGAAAAAATGGTAGCGGAAGCGGTGCTGCTGGCGTCGGTGGTGGTGGAGGTTGGTCAGCCGCTGGTGATGGCTCAATGGGTTACGGAGGAGAAGGTCTTGCTGTGAATACAGCCGACTCAAACCTTTCAACTGTCATTGGCTACTCGGTTGTTGGTTCTGGTGGCGGTGGTGCAGGAAACTGTAACAACGGTGGTTCAGGAAACATTTATGGTGGTACTGGTGGGGGTAAAGGCTCATACGGAAATGATGCACAAAACGCAACTAGTTACGGTTCTGGTGGCGGCGGTGGCGGAAACTGTTTTGGTTCCCTATATCACGGTGGTGCTGGCAGGTCTGGAATTATTGTGATCAGGTGGGCGGCATGAAAAATGTTGCAATAATGGATGGAAATGTTGTTGTCAATGTTACATTGTGTGGTGATGACTATGTTTTATCTGAAAACGAAATAGAATACTTTGATGACAAACCTGCTTTCATAAATGGAGATTATGTTGACGGCTATTTTTATGGTGTTCAACCATTTCCTTCTTGGACAAGGTATGAGGGTGTTTGGATACCGCCAGTTCCCCGACCAGAGACAAGGGACAATTGGTATTGGGATGAAGAGAAACGAGAGTTTTCTATATACAACGGATAGGTTTGTTCGTTGATTTACGATAATCTTTTACCTGAAAACGATTTGGTGAAACTATTAGATTTAATTGAATCAGTGAATTTTCCCTTTTATTGGCAGGAAGACATTGATTACGGAAACAAAATCACGAACGACATTTATAATTATGGTTTTGCTCATCTTTTCTTTGATGAGGGCAATCGGCTATACAGCCCATTTTTAGATCAGATTGAACCAGTTGTTTCAGCGATGTGTGAGCGCATAGGTAAACCTTTAAAGCAGTTGCTTCGGATCAGGGCTGTTCTGTTAACAAATGTTGGTTGTGAACATAGGAATGTGAAACATGTTGATTTGGATGAGTACCCCAATTCTCTTACTGGTATTTTTTATCCGAACAAAACTGATGGGGATCTATATGTTTATGACGGAGATATGATGAGTTCTATTGAACCAATCAGAAATAGGTGTGTGGTGTTAGGTGGAGCGGTTCCTCATCATGGTTCAAATCCTACAAAACATAAAAGGAGAGTTGTAGTAAATGTTAACTTCATTGTTTAATGGAAAACCAAGAATAGAACAATGGTTCCCAAAGCCTATTTACATACATAATAACTTTTATGCCGATGGGCATTCTGAACTCCACAAATGGTTGTTGGACTATTTTGGTCAAGGGGCAGAGGTCAAAAGGACACCAGAACTAAACGTGTCCTCAACACACATGGTTAACAACTTTAATAATGAACCAATTTTTCAGCCTTTGATTGAAGCGATCCGTGAAGAAGTCTTAAACTTTGCTACAACCTTGGGTTATGACATATCAATTTTTCATCTTCCGTTGCTGAATATTTGGGCAAACTTAAGTGAAACTGGCGACCATTTGTTTCCCCATAATCACCCTGGGAGTTTTATAAGTGGTGCTTACTACATAGAGTGTGATAGTGACCTTGATGTCATAAAGTTTTATAGTGATACAAACAACATGATTACCCCATCCCCCTTCCCCAATAAGTACTCATTTGAGGATGCTTCCTATGTTTGTGAGCCAAAACGTCTTTTGTTGTTTAAGAGCAATTTCATACACGGGTGCCCTGCTATTAAAGGAAAAAGGAAGATTGTTGTTTCCTTTAATTTCAATTTATTGTAGTTGGTAGGTTATACAGGTACCCACCCCAATAAATTAGGTAAACTAGGGCAATACAGATTTCTAAGGAGAACTAATGGCTTCATACACTAAAAACAAACTATCGGGTTCAACTAACGGTAAAGCAGTCAGAGTTAGTGGCACCTCAACGGGTACAGCCGTTACTGTCCATCAAGCAGTTACAGGTACTGCAAACTGGGATGAGATTTGGGTATACGCAAATAACACCAGCGCCACTGCTGCCAAACTAACTTTGGAGTGGGGAACCACTACTGCTATTGATGGCAACATTGAACTCACTGTCTCCGCTGAATCTGGACTGGTTCTAGTTATTCCTGGCATTATCTTGCAGAACTCTTTGTTAGTTAAGGCTTTTGCCGCTACTGCCGATGTCATTCTTTTGACTGGGTACGTTCATAACATCACGGCATAACTATGCCAACCTTTTGGGATAAGAGAAATAACGTAAGTCAAACCGTTGTTAGTACACCCACCTCTATAAAAACACGCCCATCAACAACTGTTGCTTCTTGGTTTAACCCTCTAAACAATAAATTAGTTGCTACAGGTGGAAGCATCCTTGACGTTAGTGGTT